ACGCCACTACGGCTCTCGCCGCACCCGATGACGCTAACATCGTTATCTGGGAACAGGATGTCGATTCGGTGACGCTGAACACAGACTTGAAGGCTTATGCCAGCCGAAATGGCGGCACTACCTACACTCAAATGACGTTAACTGAAGTCGCCAGCTTAACAACTGGGCGCATCCTCACCGGAGCCGTGGACATCAGCGGCCAATCGAGTGCAACAGCGATGAAGTACAAGATCGAAACACTCAATACCAAACAACAGAAAATCCACGCAGTAGCCCTACAATGGAGTTAATCATATGGCTTTAAAAAGACTAGTCCCCGAGAAGGTTGCCGACGAGAAGATTTACGAGAAGTTACGCCGGGAACTGGATGTTCTTCCAGAGGACCATGCTGACTTTGAGAAGGTCGAGACAGCACTGAATGAAACTAAGGCCAGGATGGTGGCGAGGGCGTAATGGCTAAAGCTGTTGATAAAACTCAAAGCAACAGAGAGGAGATTATTGAGATTCACGGTGAACTAAAACTCATCAAACATGATATTCAAACCATTAAAGAAAATCATCTAGCTCATCTTGATTATAAGATTACCCAAATGCAAAAAGTACTTTGGGTAGTCTTCACCGGCGTCTTTGGAAATGTGCTGTGGGTTATAAAAACAGTCCTAATGGGATAATGATAAGGCTGTCCCTTGTCTTGAGTTTGTTATTCCTAGTCGGATGTTCGGGTATCCCCGAAAAATCTATAGCCGCCAACACGTCTACCATTCGTGTTGACAGTACGCAATGCGGCCCGACACTAGCCACCAAGCTGGAACTGGAAAAACTAGGAGAGACAGTGGTGGCCTCGGCCCTGATGCGGGTATCAGAAGAGGAGACAGTAATCGTTACTTTTTTCAGTGGCCGCGATGGTAATTGGTCGGTTATGGTCGATAGCCCGAGCGGTATTTCGTGCATGGTTATGTGGGGGAAATATTGGTCGATGGCGGGGGAGCCAACCTGATGTTCACCGCTGTCTCCGCCCTCATCGGTTTCTTCGGCTCGTGGATGCCATCCATCCTAAATTATTTCCAAGACAAGCAGGACAAGAAACACGAGCTTTCGATCCTCGAAGCCCAGATGAAGATGCAGGAGGCCGGTCACGTCCAGAAGCTCGAAGAGATAAACGTGATGGGCGACATCGAGGAGATGAAGAGCCTCCACCGGCACGATAAGATTACGGGCGTCCGGTTTATCGACGGGCTGCGCGGGAGCGTGAGGCCGGTAATAACGTATATTTTCTTTTCGCTGTTCGTTTTTGTCGAGGTGACGGCATACATCGCATTGACGGCCGCCGGCGTCGATAGCATCACCGCCCTCGGCACCGTCTGGTCGGACGATGTGATGGCACTGTTCGCGGCGGTGATGGCATTCTGGTTCGGGAATCGGAGTCTCGAGAAGTACCGCGCCAGATCGTAATGGCCGGCGCTATCGATATCATCTACGATGATTTTGTCGAGAAACAATCTCACATAAATGCAATTGGCCTATCGATCATTAGACGATTCGAGGGACTTCGTCTCGAACCGTATCTCGATCCCGTTGGCATACCGACTATTGGCTATGGTGCCACAAGGATCGCCGGCCGCAAGGTTACTCTCAAGACGAGGCCCATATCCGAAGCTCGTGCTGACGAGCTATTGGGTGAGCAGGTCAGGACGTTTGAAAAAGCGGTGGTTCGCCTCATTTCATCGTCGCTGACGTGGAATGAATTTTCGAGTCTTGTATCTTTTTGCTACAACGTCGGCGCCGGTGCCCTCCAGCGATCTACACTTCGCCAAAAGCTGAACCGCGGCGACTATCTGGGGGCCGCCAACGAGTTCCCTAAATGGAGGATAGGAGGGGGAAGGGTGCTTCGCGGCCTAGTTCGACGCCGGGCCGCGGAGCGGTCCCTTTTCCTGGCCTAGACGACGGTCAACGTCCGCCGCCTGAACGGCAGGTGAAGAAGATAGCCACGGGCGATCAGCCGTCGAACATGGCGATAGACGTTGGACTTGTTGGTATGATGTAGGAGAGCCAGCTCGTCGAGGGATGGGCTGTACCCTTTTTTAGAGATGAAAGTCTTGATGATCTTGAGCACCTCCAATTGGGCAGGGCTCAAGCCGGGCTTTTTCTTCACCGCTCCGCACGTCGGACATTTCTCCATCACCGTTACTCCTTCTTCGCCAAGGCGCCGAGCTTGCGGTTAAGTTTCTTCCGCCACTCGATCAGTTTCTTTTTTCCCTCGGCCGGGATCACGTCGAGGCTGTCCATGTTGAGCTGCTCGAATTCCTTCAGCCTTGTCATCCGCTGCCGGCAGGGTATGTCATCGGTTTCGGCCGCGAACTTGAGCTGTTTCAGGTATTCCTCGAAAAATTCTCCGGCATTTTCGATGTCATAGGTCTCTTCGCCTACTTTCAGGGCGATACCCTCCACAGGAGCCTTGGTTAAGCCTGTAGGGACATCCGGCTTTTCGACACCTATGGGAACCTGATCCCCCTTCACGTCGATGTGGGGCGATCCTCGGCCCTCGATCTTGGCCGCATCCCCCCCCTCGGCGGGGAAAAGCTCATCGAGGGTCTCGGTCGGGCTTTTGGCCCCTGCAATGTCGGCAACCTCGGTCTCGTCGAGCCAGCCAAGGCCACAAATGGACAACGTGACCCGACGCTTTGCCTTGGTCATTGCCTTCGCCATGGCGTTTGCCTTGGCCGTTCCGCGTAGCCCGGCGATCTGAACGGCGCCGATGTCCTCGTCCTGCCGGCCATGTTTATCTTGGGCGGCGACGTGGACGGTGAACAGGCCGTCGTCGAGGGTCTTCGATATCACCTTGATGGAAACGCCGTGCAACTTGCGGAGCTGGTCGGTGGCGTCTCGCTTCGCGTAGAGGATCAGTTTCTTGTCGAGGACGATGAAGTCGAAAGGCTTTGAAAACGGGTTGAGACCGACGCTCTCGCAGACCTTCTTATAGTAGCTGACCCGATCCGCCGGCGAGAGCTTCGCCAGATCACCTTCGATTATGACCTGCTCGAGTATCTCGCCGGCGTCTTCGACTGTTGCTAGTGCTTTAGGCATTATTAACCTCCTCTTTTGCCGAAAAACGTCGGCCGGTATACGCCGGCTTGGCCGGCACGATCTTGGTCGTCTCTTCCTTGGCCTTGTATTCGGTCGTCGTCCACTTGATCTTGACGCCCGGCAGATCAACCTTCTCGACGCCGTTCAATATCCTTTGGATACCGAGCTGGCTTTCCTCCTTCAGAGTTTCTCCGGCCTTCTTGGTCTTGACGCCGGCGAAGTAATTCTCGGCCAGGTTCATCAACTCGTCGCGGCCGTTCCTGTCGATGGGGCTGTCGTCTGGGCACCCTTCGACGAGGTCGAGGGCATCGGGCCGGCGGTTGCCGCCGATCAACCTGTTGGCCTCGGCGGTCGTCGCCGGCGGATAATCGGAGTCGTTACCCATACGAAGCCAGAAGATATCAACGGCCTCGTGGATCGCCTCGATCATCCCCTTGTGCCGGCGGATGACGACGATGACCCACTCGAGGTTGACCCTCGGCAGATAGGCGATGATCGCCCAGTTGGCGTTGGCGCAGTCCATCTGACCTTGAACCTGCAAGATGTAATGCAACGCCTCGGGATTGTCGGGCTTGTAGGTCGGGCACTTAAAGTCGATGACGCCTTTCCCTACGAGGGTATGCACGATGCCCTGATGATCGGTGATGGTGAATGGTATCCTCTCTTTCACGCTCCTTGCTTCAATCAGGCCGTCGAGGCTGGCGACGAGATTGCAACGCTTGCTGCGATAGCCTTTCTTTGGATGTTTCACTTTGACGCCGAAGTCGTCCTCAAACCACTTCCTAATGGCATCCTCGAAACGGTTACCTCCCTCCATGACGCGGCTCGCCGGGAAGGTATCGACGCCATCTTGGGCGGCACGGTGCCGTAGGAGGATGTCGTTAGGGCCGTTGCTGAAGGGGAAGAGGTGCTCGCCGTCCACGGGGACGATGGCCCCCAAGTCGGAGGCGCCACTCTCGACGCCGGTGACTGAATATTTAGCCATCAGAGCACCCCCATCCATGCCGCTATAACGATAACGGCGAACAAGATTGAACAGATGAAGCCGATGAAGACGACGGCCTCGACCAGCCATCGGAGACAGGCCAAGAGTAACGGCTCGTCGTTGTGTGTGCGGATATCGTAGAATAGCATTTTGGTTTCTCCTTTGTGGATGGTTTTGAATTCAGTGGGTGTCATTGTTGCCCCACTGGGCCGCGAAAGCGTCCGCGATCCCCTGATAAGTTATGGCCCGTTTCCGCCACCTATCCTCCGATGGCCCGAGCCGGTTCTGTCCACTATCAGTCTGGTTAGACCAACGCTCTACGCCGTTCACTATGCGTCCGCTGATGCGGCGTGTAGTACGGAGCGGCATTAGGCCATTGAGCCACAGACAGGTGCGCTTGCTGGCATCCTCACCAAAGTCATAAGGCTGGATGATTTGTGTCGGTTTTCTTATTTTGGTCGATATGCAACCCACAGGGTTCTCTAGAGCGATGCGCTCGATGGGGGCGTCAAGCAGACTCCGAACAAACCTTATCGCGCTGTCTGTCTTGGCTTGCCGTCCCGCGACTCTCTTGTTCCAGTGAAGGCCGGATGACGATAAATAGGTGCATGGTGGAAAGGCAATCATCATGTCCCAGCCCTCACCTATAATGTCGGCTACGTCACCGACATAGTGGTGGCCTGTGCCTTCCTGTTCAAGAAGATCACAGGAAACAGCGTGATGCCCACGCTTAATGAAGGCATCACGGACTGTTCCTGAAAATTCACAAGCGACGAGAACCCTCACACCCCTATTTTCCCTCCTGAATCTGCCCGTACAACTCCACCGCCTTTGCGAGAGGCAGATCATTGATGATGATGCCCTTGGGGTATTTATCCTTGATCAGGCCTCTGATTTCTGGATGGGTGATGGGGCACTTCCAAGTGTAGATGCTCCCCTCATTGAAAACGGCGACCTTCTTATTGATCAACCGCTTGACATCCCGTTCCGTAAGTTTCTTGTTCACAAGATCACTAAGGTATACGTCAGGGCTTGTGCGATTGCCCTTATCATCATCGTCGTATTCGCTGTGCCAATTGGGAAGGGTGTGGCAGAAGGCATAAAGAGCGGCTTCTTCTGGGTTTCCCTTGAAGGTGTGAGGCTTGTCAGTGTAATCGTAAGAGGTGATCTCCACTCTGTCGGCCTTGAAGTCCAGCCAATGAAATTGAAGTTCACCACCCCATCCGTCCTCAGTGACGATGGCAACACGCTTGCCCTTGGGGTTGTAAAGAGTGCATTCCCAACAGCCACCATCATGGCCGTGGAAGGTTTTGATGTTCTTCACTTGATATGTTGTGGTCATTTTCTCTCTCCTCTATTGGTGTTTACCAAGCGGTGTAATCCGCCCTCAAGGCTATCTTGTCATCCTCCAAGTCCTTGACTTGAGAGATACAGTCAGACCCCTGCACATACTCAAGCCAATAGGCGACCTCTTCGGAAATGGCTTTGTCGCAAACAACCGTTACGGACTTCCAGCCTATGAAGTCCTTGAAGACAGGACACTTCACCTTGGACTGAAGTTTTTCATCATCATAACCGCCTATGCGGCAGTCAGCGATGATCAGGCCGTTGTGAATTTTGGTGTCGTAATCTTTAGACCATTTGCCCCATACGTCTTCTTGGGTAACGGCTTTGGCTTCTGGATATGTCAGTTCTAAGATTTCTATGTTCATTTTGGTTACCCCTTCTAGCCTCATCAACATCGGGCCGAAGCCCCCATCCCCGGAGCCTCTTGAATGAGGTGGCCGGGGTAAGGGCGTAGGAGGTATTA